GAGGATTCGGACAACCTAACTGGTGGTTGGGGTTCCCTACTAACATTTCCACGGGTGTATGCCTATATCATAGAGGTAATTGTTACTGCTACTACAGCCTACCTTGCTACTGATATTGGTCAGGTATGTACTGAGAGTTCCGATGTGGGAGTAATCCGTGAGATTAGCCGAAAACTTCTAACTATTGGTGGAACTGGTAAGCTGTTTGTGGAGATGCAGTCATCCGGAGATACCTACCCAACTTCTGGTGCCGCAATAACAACCACAACTGGAACCGGTGCAGGCACACAAGTTGGTGCAGGTAGAATTCCCAACTGGGTTAGTGGTGGACTAACAATGGTTCGTAGGTTCTCCACACCCAAACGATACATCAGACTTGGTAAAGATGCTCCTAATGGTGGGAACTTCGGTGATGTAGATGTTCTGGTTACTGGTTCCCAACATAGCTACGTTAATAACCTATACAGATAAGGAGGAATAAAATGCCTTTTGATGCTAATTTAGTTCTAGCCGATACAACCGCTGATTGGACTTATGCCAACCTAGATAGTTATGGCTCTCCAACCAGCACAACTAGAAATGATGGAGGCTTCGTAGTCATTGATACCCTTGCTCTTGGTGGACTAGCAGCCAAGGGTATGTGTGCGGTATTTATTGCCGATGCGGCTGCGGCCGTCGCAAGTGATGCCCTCACCCTTATAATTGAGGGTAGTGATACCGAAGCATTTACTACTGGTGACCTAGAAGCCCTAGCAGCCTTTGGTGTGGATGGTGCAGTTGGCTCAGGTATCATAGATGGTGACGAGACACCGTGTACCATAGTCCGTCTATTCAATACTAACAGGAGGTATATCCGAGCCAAGGCTACTTGTGTTGCCGATGATGACTTCAAAACCTGCCAAGTTTTCCTGGCTCCATGGGGATATGTAACAATTTAGGAAAGGAGGGCTATTATGGCTGATGTAAAAGCAATTACCCTTGAGGCCGGGTATATCACCATACGTGGTGATTCCGGGCCAGGAACAAAGTACAATGTACGGAAGATATTGGATGGTATCACCAACACCTATTATACTGGTGATTCTACCATCTACATCACTGATACCTATGTAGGGGTAGAGGTAGCCTCCCACAAGTCAGCACGGGTGGAGTTAACCTACGCCCCTGCAACTGCTGGTACAGCCTGTCCCATAGCCATCGTTGGTAAACTAACATTGGACGGAGACCTCACGGCTGCCAATGCCTACCCTGGTATGGGTTGGGGTATCCAAGGTCAAGTCCATGTTGCTACTGGTAGTACCATAGATGGTTCCACTTATGGTGACCCAGGAGCCATCTATGCTGGTGTTCGTGGTGTCCTAACTGACACAGGGACTTCCACCTACACTAAGGGTATCTTAACCTGCTTCTTTGGTGATATACAAATAACCCAAAATGCCTCGCTTGGTGCCAACTTCAAGGTCTACGGTATGTACCTATATCTCTACAATGCTGCGGGTAATACCAACGTGGATGCGTTACTTGCTCTGGATAAACATGCCAGTGCTACTGCATCCACTATTGAGAAGGGTATATACATAAGATGTGGTATGACCACAGCCATTGATATTGACCCACAGGCTGGTGCCATAACTACAGGCATAGACTTAGGTACCATGGTCACAGGCATAGACTTTACTGGTACTATCACAGGCCATGGCATTGATTTTTCGGACATCACCATATCTCCCGATGCTACTGGTTCTGCTGGGCCCTGTCTGATAAGGGCAGGTACTTATGGTGACCCTGCCACCACAACTTTTGTAGAGAACTCCAGTGCATACCAAGGTGGTCTGATTAGGCTGTATGGTGCCACTTCTGGTTCTGGCTCAAGCTATGATAGAGGAATATTCGTCTGTCTGGTAACAACTGGAACTAAGGGTATATTCCCTATAGCTGGTTTAGCTGAAGTAAGAAACCAAGCTGGTGATGGTCCAACATCAGTAGGGGCTGCCCAATTTATTTGTGATTTACACACCACAGGTGCCAAACTGGCTGGACTTACTGGTTTCAGTGGTATGTTTGCTGCCTGGCTTAAGATTACTGCCATTGATGGAGCTACTATTGCAGCTACAGCGAGGGCTGCACCACTCTGGCTGGACAACCAGCTATACGGTGCCAATGCCGCCGCCATAGGAGAGGAATATACCATCTTCTCTACAACTGGTGGTTCTGTACCAAAAGCCTGGGCATCATTTGAGACCACTGGTGCTGGTTGGGCTAATCTCTTTCACTTTGATGAGACCTGTTATAATGTAGTCCCAGTTGTGGCCACTGGTTGTACCATAGCTGAGGGTGATGTCCCTTACCTTAGGGTATTACTAAATGCTACCTTATATGGTATTCCGTTAATTGAGATTGTTTAGGAGGATGGTATGCCAAAGAAATTGGTGGAGAAACCTAAAGTACAACCCAAACCAGCAGTAGAGCTGGATGAGAATATGATTCCAATAAAGGAGAAGTAATGAAACTTTCAAATGGTGAAGTCTTTGCAGCGTGGGATGGACTGGACAAAATAATGCAGGAGAAGCTACCTGTCAGGGTTAGCATGGGTCTAGCCAAAGTACGTACAGCCCTGTTCCCTGCATACAAGGAGATTTCTGAAGTCCGTGACTCCCTAATCAAGGTACATGGTGATAACCAGCCCAATGGACAAAAGGGACTAACTGGTCCCAACAATCCAGATAAGAAACCTGTATCACCTGGATGGGATGCCTTCGTTGAAGCACATGGTATCCTAATGAATACCGAGAGGACTGAGGACTTCACCATTGGGAAAGTAAAACTCCCTGAGACAGTGGCCGCAACCTGTGATAAGTGTCACCACAATATGGATAGGCCATTTGAGATTGAGGGAGCGGTGGTACTAGCCCTTGAGAAATTCATAGAGGTGTAATATGCCTACAGCAGTAGATAGATTAAGTAAGGATAGCTCAGATAGCCAGGTTAAGGCCGCTATTTCCGATTGTATAGCCACTGAGGTAAGAGGTGGTAGAGACCAGCAACAGGCTATAGCTATGTGCCACTCTATGGCTCGTGAGAAAACTGGTGGGCGTCCTGCTGCACCTAAAGGAGAATAACAATGCCGAGAAAAACATCACAGGATAGTATAGGAGTTGGTGTAAGTGATTATGGCCCAGCCGTAAGACTGGTAGATGAAGATGGTGAAAGTCTGGTTGCTAAGGCAGAAGATGCTGTTAGGACTAAACCAGTTGGTCTTGGTGGTGATAGCTTAACTGATGTTTTGGGTGTGTTGGAGGAAATAAACGTAACACTTAAAACCACACACCTTGGACATGAATTACATTTATGGGAAGAGGAGGTAGAGCTTATAGAAGATTAGTTGTTAATTGGCCTTTAAGTAGGATAGTTTAACTAATTAAAATTTAAGGAGAAGAACAAATGTCGTTTTTAATGAAAGTAAGGCAAGTACTTGGTGGAAGTGCTGCGGTTGAGATGAGTGGTGATAAGAATGGTAATGCCTATATAGCACAGGCACTACCACCCTATGCAGTTTTGTGTGCTTCTGGAGCTAGTGTTAGGGTTGACTGTACCACTGCTGTTGCGGCAGTTGCAGCCATACCAACTACTACTGCCATGCTTACAGTTTGGAACGGTGATGCTACTAAGTCCTATATTATTGATAGGCTGTATGCACCACAGTGGGAAGGTAATTCCACAACAATGGCATCCATAGCAATTATCTATTGTTTACATCCTGTTGGTATGGTACAACCAGGTGCCCAAGACCTTACACCTAAGAAGCTGAATGGGAATGGCAACTATGGTGGAAATGCCTGGTGTGATGTTGGACATACTGTAGTTAATAATGGTTGGGTCACTGCAGGAGGTATGACTCTAGGAACCCATGCTGATGATGCCGTTCCTGGTGCTGCCTATGTGGCCAACATAGATGGTAGAGTAGTTTTACCACCTAGAGCTGGGTTGTCTATGGTAGTTGTAACTGACCGTATTGCTACTAAGGTAAAGTGTGGTATGTCTTGGTTTGAAGTGGACCTAGATATAGCCTAACTAGAATAGTAGGGAGGGGCTAACTACCCCTCCTCTACTTGGGGAATAATATGCCACGAACAGTAGCTTTAGGGACTATAACCCAAGCCCTAATAGATACCCAAAGAGTTAGCGGTAGAGTTCCCTACATCAAGATTTATATAAACTCTACCGACTATTCTTCCCGCCTCCTCTACTTAGAACACCATGAGGAAGCGTATAGGGATAGGGCTGTCATAGGACTATCCAACCGTGATAATGCTTTGGATGCCCTAGACCTAGATGGGAAAGAGTTTGAGATTGGATATGGCTACGATACCACAGCACAGAGTGGTTCCACCACAGATAAGGTAGACACCGCTACACTTTGGGTTAAGTCCCACCAAATTATCTCCATTCAAGGAGAACGCATCTACCAAATATATGCGGAAGGCATGTGGATGTATCTCCGTGAGATGAAGGTAATTGCCGGAATAAATATTTGGAAAGCCAGTGTGGCTTATGTAGAGAACCAGACTGTTGGCCCAGTTACACCGAATGGGCATATCTATAAATGTACCACGGCTGGGACTTCAGGTAGTAGTGAGCCTACCTGGCCCACCACCAGTGGAGAAACTGTTGAGGATAATACTGCTGTTTGGACTGAGGCTGGTTTAGCTTCTCCCTATTCCAACACCTTCAATGCCACCCATACAGTATATGGTTTAATTGAGCTTATTATAGAGGGAGCATTGGGCTGGACCCTCAGTGCCTTCGCTGGTACTCAGGATAGTATTATTAACTCCTTCAGTCCTGTATTTGATATTAACCAAATGCCATTTGAGAACGCCGCAGCCCTACTATATAGGTTGATATGGATGACCAAGTGTTACCTCCGAGCTAAAAATAGTAAGACCTTCCAGCTTGTGTATCCACAAACCACCGATACAGCAGATGAGACCTACTACTCAGACAAGGCCCACTGGTTCTTGGAGTATGTGGAGAAGTCTATCCTCCTTATACCCAATAGCATAGTGGTATTATGTAATCAGGACCCAACTGGTGAATGGAATACAGCAGCATATCCAATAGTTGTAGGTACAGCCAAAGATGATGCTCAAATAGCCAAGTACCATGAGGTTATAGAAACCTTCAAAGCTGGTAGTATTACTAGCCAAGCCAATGCTGACCTTAGGGCAGCTGCTATACTCAGCAAGTTAAAGTCCGAAATATTAGGTGGTAGACTGGTGATACCACACGATTCACAGGTAGAACCATATGATAAGGTGGAAATAGATGACCAGAGGGGACACTAATGGCAACCGAAGAACAACTTTTATCTAATAATACAACACAATTCAGATTTGGTGTTATTCGTGTTGGGCAGCGTTTGACAGTAACCAACCGTGTAATTAGCAGACTATCTTTTAAGCTATTTAAGTCAGGAAGTCCTACTGGGAACGTAACCTATACTATCAGGAAAGTTTCTGACGATAGCTTATTAGCAAGTCAACTATTGATGGCTGCTAATAGTCTACAGACCACAACTACTTGGGAAGAACTTGTACTTACAACTCCAATCTTTTGTAATGAAGAAGTGAGGATATTAGCAGAGTGTCCATCGGGCGACTTTCCTAATTTCGCAAATATAAGCTTTCAGGGAGCTCCTAGTACTAAAGATGGAGAGGAACAAACTTCTTATGTGACTGATTGGACTGACCATTCTACCTATGATTTGGCTTATATATACACATACACAGATGGAACGCCATCAACTGTAACTACCCAGACAGTAACAAACATAGATGGAACTACAGCTACAGGTAACGGTAACATAACCAGTATAGGGAACAATAATCCCACAGCACACGGAGTTTGTTGGAATACTACTGGCACTCCTACAACTTCTGATAGCAAGACAGATGAGGGTGCAACTAGCTCAACTGGGGCTTTCACCACCAGTATGACAGGTCTAACAGCGGGAACAAAATACTATGTTAGGGCTTATGTCACCGCAGGTACTACAGCCTATGGTAATGAGGTAGTGTTCTGGGCTGATAAAGGCACTGTGTATCCTTCTGATGCCATTACCAGAGTCACTAACCTCATCCACCGCTACAATAGGGATGAAGGGGTATATGACCTTGAACTGGCTTTGGGTGAAGTAACCTCAGACTTTGGTCTACCTGAATGGTTATCCAAGCCACAACCCTCTACACCAGAGAAGGTAGTTGATGGTGCTGTTGTTGAGGAATCTGTACAGAAGGCAATAGACAAGTTACTGAAAGGCCCAACACCTCCAATTACCGAGACTGGATTACCTGGTGTAACAATGCCATTTACCACCACGATGCCCACACCAGAAAAGATGGCTGAGCTTGCTGGTATGAGCCAAACGGTCTATGATAAGATAATTAAACAGGGAAAGGTAACAGAAGCATTGGAGGAGTTTGGCCCAATAACTGGTCCAGCCGACTTAGAGAAATTTAAGGCTAAGTACCCTGAGCTTGGGATAGGCCAGGGCATACCTAGTATTGGAACTCCTGAATATACACGATGGATGTTAGGACTGAAATGAAACTAACTGAATTTTATCCTGAAAAACAAGGTAGACCAGACAGCAAAGTAGCTCTGGATATGGAGTCTAGGTCATACATAGCTGCCTCAACTCCTTGGCAGATAACGGAGAGGCTTACTGTCCGAGGTGTGGCTTCCCTATCCACCAACAGCCAGGCTGTCTTGGTTAGTTTCCCATCAGAAACCGTAGCCGCTAATGGTATCTGGATTACCCTCAAGTCAACAGTTACCAGTGGGGACCTAACTGGCATAAGGTCAAGGGTATATGGTAATGCTGCCAGTTCTGGAGCCAATGTTAGAGGTGGATACTTTGAGGCCAAGATGGCAGCAGCCTCCAAATACGTAGCCATGCTTGAAGGTTCCATATCCCATGCTGACTACTCGGCTGGTAGTATAACGGTATCAGGAGATGTTAGAGGACTAACCTCCCATATCAGTCAAGGTTCAGGACTCAATGCCGCCAACCTATACGGACTACTTGTTAGTATCCAGACAAGAGGTGACGAGACCATTACCTCCAATGATGTTGGTATCTATATAAAGAACGAGGCTGTAGGTGGTGCAGGTAGACAGATGGATGCTGCTGTCCTAATAGGTGATGTTAATGTAAGTGCTAGTGCCTTTACCTATGGTATAGATTTGTATGGTGCCAGTATTGCCACCGCTGATATTAGGTTTGCCAATGGTGAGACAATAATAGGGTTAGATGATGTACCAGTAGATGCTGCTGCCACCTCCGCTATTAGTTCTAACTGGGCATACGACCATGTGGCGGCGGTTGACCCACATACAGGATATAGGCTAGAAAGTGCTGACCATTCCCATCAAACTACTGGGGCAGAGGCAGGGCAGTTAGACCATGGGCTGGCATTGACATCGGCTTCCTTACTAGATGATGACCACCCTGGATATAGGCAAAAGCATGGTATCCAAACAATAGGAGCAGTTACATTTGCTGATGCTACCCACATCCTTACAGTCGCTACGGGTATTACTTACTGGTTTAATGGAACTCAAAAAGTAATATCTGGGAGTACCACCTGTGATATAGATACCTACGAAACCCTAACAGATAATACAGTTTATTGGTTCTACTTTGATGACACCAGTGGGACACTGAAATGTTCTGATGAACTACCTGATTTCAAGGCCAATGTTTATGTTGCTGTTGTTTTCTGGAATGGAACAAATGGTGCTATCCATAGGGAACATCACGGTCATATCAGGAATCTAAATTGGCACGAATGGGCACACTTTACAGTAGGGTTGAGATATGAAAGTGGACTTACTTTAACCTTACCAACTACAGATACTGATAATGCCCTACAAATAGAGAGTGGTATTATTTGGGATGAGGACTTAGAATCAGTAATATCACAGCAGACCACTTGCAGGATTGTTTATAAGGCAAGTGCATCTATCTATACTTGGGTTGCTTCATCCTTGCCCTATGCAGGTAGTGGAGTTCAACCACAATATCTGGATACTGATAACTATACCCTTACCAATGTCGGAGCAAGTGATTTTGTCTGCATGTGGGTATATGCCACAAATGATATAGACAGACCAATTTACATAATCCCAACTCATGCTTCTACTGCCCACAATGTTATTGCCTTGGCGAGGGCAGAAGTGCAACCTATTTTGGCTGCTCTTAACCTTTCACCTGAGGTAAAACTTATCTACAGGTTTATTTATAAAGGTAATGGAGAGTTCCAAGAATCAAACGATTATAGGCTAACACAAGCACTTCCCAGTGGAGGTGTTGCTACCGTTAATGCTGGTTCGGTTGCTTTTATACCAACTGGAGATATTGCGGCTACAACAGTTCAGACCGCAATAGAGGAACTTGACACCGAGAAAATCAAACATTCCTTGGCTACAGCAGTGAGTGATTTCCTCATAGCTTCTGGTGTAGGAGTGTTTATTAAGAAAACACTGGCTGAAACATTGACCATTTTGGGTAAGGCTGTTGCGTCTGGACTTGCTTCCCTAAATGCTTCCTCAAAGGTAGTTCAACAGCCTGCTAGTATCTCCGACCACCTTGATGATACTGCTGGTGGGACTGATGCTGAGACTACCAAAGCTTCAACATCCAATGTAGTATATGACCATACCGCAAACACAACTACAGCTCATGGAGCAGTATCGGCAGCCACAGCATCTAAGCTCGTAGTCCGTGATGCTTCAGCACGAGCCAAGTTTGCTGCTCCTGCTGCTGCTGGGGATGCCCTGATAAAAGGAACAAGGGTAACTGCGGACGAACTACCAGCCGTTACTGATGAGTATTACTTGGTAGGAACTGGTGGTAATATGGAAGAAAGGGCTGTACTTGACATACCCACTCACGCTGCCTTATTTACTGGATTACACGGGCAGGCTATGGTTATAAAGCCTGATGATGAGGCTATAAATAATGATGAAGGCTTACAAAATGACGATGACCTAGTCATAGCAGTAGGGATTGATGAGAATTGGTTGGTAACTATAGTTTTATATGTAACCTCAGCTTCTGCAACACCCGATATAGATTACTTGTTCACGGTTCCTACTAATGGTGCTTTTCGTGGGTTAAGAGGCTTTGCTAACCCCGCCACTGCTGCTTTTAATTATGATTTAACAGCCGAGGGCACTATTGATGGAGTAGATAATACTACTAAAGTTGTTGCGATAATGGGTTATTATATAGGGGGAGACACAGCAGGTAATCTACAGTTACAGTGGGCACAGCATGTAGCAACTGTGGAGGATACTAAAATACTGACGGATTCTTTTATGATAGCTCATAGAATAGTTTAGTGGAGTTGAGAAATGGAATATACAGAGCATTACGATAATTGGACAGAGCGAAATAACCTCTGTGATATTGCTAATGGCAATGGCTACAGGATGTTACACGATAACTTTGACGAGGACTGGAAGCGAGGCGGTGAGCCTCACGGAACTATGATATTTACTGATGGACCTACTAAACAGTCTATTATTGAACCAGTAAGGGATGCCTTTGCTGAGATAGATGAGCTAAGGGCTGGACAAACTGAGATAAAGGCTATACTGGAGGACATAAGGGATGCAGGATAATAAGAAGAAACCTACAGTATGGGAGATGTTTTGTAACTTCAATAAACTGGGTGGTGGTATCCAACAAATTGTACTTGACCTCATGAAGTGGGCATTAAAGAAGGAGAATAGAAATGGGAAAGATAATATATGACCTATATAAAGTATTCCTATGGTTCTGGGGTTTTGCCCAAGGAGAACACATAACCGATATGCTACGGAGACAGAAGCAGAGGTTAGGTAAGGGCTGGTGGGTAGGTGTTGGTGGTGTATTTGGATTCCTAATCTGGCTAGTCCTACACATAATTGAAATATGCTGAGGAGGTAAGAAATGGCATTTAATACAAGGTATCTAGGAGAATACACAACACAGGTGAGGTTGGATATAGCAGACCCGATTGGTGGTGCAGGAATTTGGGCATCTACTGAAATTGACAGGTGTATCCAAAGAGCCGTGGATGACCTGAGTAGGCACTATCCACTAGAGGCTGTGTATGAACATACCATAGTCCAAGATGTAGTTGGTGAACACTGGACTGTTGATGACACCTATGGAGTATTTGTTGAATTGGACAATAAACCAATCAAGCCTGAGTCCGAGACAGTTACGGACAGTTCAGGAAATGCTTGCACCAGAGACACCGACTATACCATGGACTACATCAATGGTAAGATAGCTCATATTGGTGGAGGAGAACTAGACAGTAGTGAGGTTAATTGCCATATTACCTATAAGAAGGATACCCTAGGCATAGACATATCCGCCATCATCACCAACCTCATCAGGATAACTGGTGTTGAATATCCTGTTGATAAGATTCCTCAACAGTCAGTAGCCTTTAGTATCTGGAACGACTTCATGTATATAGGTAGCCAGCGGGCTGGACAGTCTCAGATAGAACTTACCGATAAGGAACATATAGCCATCTATTATGAGAAGCAACATACGGCCCCACTAACTGCTACAGCTCCTAGCTATCCTGCACTACTTGATGAGGTTGTCTGTAAGGGTGCTGCTGCCTATGCCTTCTTAATTAAGGCTGTCAACTGTGAACACCAATGCGTGGTTGACCTAGCTACTATTAGGACAGAGCTTGGGCTAACTACTGCTGTCCATACCCTAATTACAGCCGCACTGAATACCGTAACCGACTATATAAATGAGGCACATGACCAGGCTGGTAAGATGGGTGAGTACCTAGTTAGTAACGGAACCACAGATAATGCGGCTGATGTGTTGGCTAATATCACCGATGATATAACTAATCTAAGGACAGCTATCAATGGAGCAATAGCTGGGGCCGATGCGGTCTTAGGTAAAATATCAACTGTTGACCTTGACATAGCAACTGTTAGTCCAACAGCTTGGTTACTTGAGGGTGAGCTACTCATCAACCAACTGAACGATGGTGGTCCCAACGTTGCACCTATCTTTGCCGACTATGCCAGAGCTAAGATGCAGATATCCCAAACCAGGGCACAACAGGCAGCGGCTTATGTACAGGAGGCAGGTATGAGGTTATCCAATCTTAGAAGCTATATAGATGAGTCTGCTGGTTGGGTTAGTATAGCCAACGGATATAGGGACGATACCATTCAGAGATTGGGTATGGCACAGACAGCGGTGGCCCAGTCACAAACCTACATAGGACAGATAGACCGCTATATTTCTGAGGCTGCCCAGTATCAGGAGGTGGTGGCTAATAATATGTTACTGGCTGATAGGTACCGTGCTGAGGGACAGATTAGAATGGCTGAGTTTAATGCTATCCTATCAAGTAGGGCTGAGTATAGAAAGAGAGTGGCTAGCATACCACTTCGCCAACCGGCTTAGAAACCAACTGGTGGTAGTTCATCTGGACTCTGTTTGCTACCATCTGGGTTCCACAAACAATCAGGCCAGTAATGGATAACATCAGAATAAATACGTTGGGCGAATTGTCCACACTTAGGGCAGTTCGCCTTATGTTTCTCCTCCATTCTTTGTCTGACCTCAAACATTCCGTGTTCCTTACATATATATTGATAAATCATTCCCATCTCTCCAAGTAGCGTATTTCTATTGGTGTTCGGAAAGGAGCTATATGCTCCAACCCACTAAACCTATCTGGTAGTTCTATTCCATCAATCAGTAGCTCGTCATGGACCTGGAGTCTCATATCCATATCCTTACAATAGATAAGGGCTCGTTTAAGTATGTCAGCCGCACTACCTTGACAAGGATAATCAATAGCCTTTCTCTGCCTAGCCGCTAGGTTCTCCTCATCCTCAGTTGGTAGTCGCATCTCCCTACCAAATATAGTAACAGCCTTAACTCTACCTCTCTTCACCTCCTCATTCATAGTCTGGATATAGTCACCTGCTTGTGGAAATAAATTAAACCACATCTCCCTTAACTGTGTAGCCCTAACCTTGGACCTAATACCTGCTATCTCAGACAATGTATCGTCAGAGCCTCCATATACCATACCAAAGTTCACATTCTTGGATGTTGACCTCAGTATGCCTAAGAAATCAGATGTAACTTGGTGTATATCTCCATCTGTCTCATAGATATGGAGCATCTCCCTATCTTGTGAAATATATGCAAGGATACGAAGCTCAAGTTGGGAGAAATCCATATCAGTCCAGGTTCCACTATCAGGTAGTAACATGGCTCTAGCATTGATTCCTGTAGGTGACTTGGCTCCAGGTATATTCTGCATGTTAGGGTCTGTAGAACTTGGCCTACCAGTAGCCGCATCTAGATGATACCTAGTCCTGGCTCTGTCCTCCTCAGCCCATGGTACAACATAGTGGGAGAGTACATACTTTACCCGCCTATAGTCTAATATCAACTGAGCTAATGGGTCATCCATCTTCTGTAATACTTCCTTGGCAGTGGATAACTTACCTGTCCTACGTCTTGTCTTGGCATTGTAGGTAAATGGTAACTTACCAAAACTATCATAGGCTCCACGCTTGGCTAGTATCCAACCAACTTGTTGGTGTGAGCCAGGGTTAAATGCCTCAGCCATCTCACATGCTTCCCTATATCTCTCCACATCATCATCTAGTTCAACCTCCAACTGTTGCCTTACCCTATGGTCTATCAATAGTCCCTTAGCCGACATCCTTATCATAATTGGTATGGTCTGCATCTCCACATTAAAGTATTCTAGGTTAGTTTGTGGTAGAAATTCATAGTACAACTTAAGGGTAGCCATGGAGTCCTGCATACATTTCCTAGCCACTACCTCCTGTGGCAGGTCAAGCATTATTTTGGCTCCAGCCTCCTTGAGCATATCCTTGACCTCATGTACCTCCATCTTGTGTACCCAGCCCAAGTCAGCTAGTCCATTATACTTGTGGCACAGGAGCCTGGACATAACATTAGTGTCGGCTATGTTCTCCAAGTCTATGTCAAACTCATCCATCACAGATAGGTCAAAGATGGCATTGTGTAGTACCTTCATTATGTTAGGGTCCTTGAGTATATTCCATGGAACAACTGGAGACTCATTGGGGAACAGTGGGAAGTAGAAACAGATATTGGGTGTAGGTGCTATACTAACACCAATAGCTATCCGCTCCTTGAGTGAGATGGTTTCTATGTCCATCCCAATCAGGTGTGGTGTGGAATCAATCAGCCACTTCCTCAGTGTGTTACCTGATGGCTGTTCCTCACCCATATAATAGAACTGATGGTCTACATCGTGGGCAAAATACATCTAAATTTCTCCCCATTGTTTTGCCATAGTTACAGCAATTCCTGTAAAAGTTCGGCTCCTGGCTTTCATCCTCTCCAATGGTGGTAGTTTGAGGCTTTCCATATGCCAAGTAGAGTCATGCCTACCATCTTTGTAAATATAAGGTATTGGTTCAACTATTTCTGTCGGCTTAAGTGATGGCAAGTTCTTTAACCATAGCCCAGTCTTTTTGGTGTGTTGGTGTCCAAACATATATGGATGTATATATTGGTTGGGTTTCCTCCATATAGTGGACATAATACCTACTGGGTTTTCTATGCAGATTTTATTTATTGGTGCATAAGCTAAATCCATAAAGAATGATATTGCTTCTTCCCTTCTCTCCATTCTGTCAGGGAAGCGTGATTGAAACTCAGGTTTCATCCATTTATTTCCAGTTACACAAAGATACGTACATGGTGGATGTGCTATCATTAAATCCCAACCATCATCCAAGATTTTAAGTACATCACCTTGTATGTGATTACCATTTTGTTCAGTAGGTAGTAGGTCACAACTCCAGGCATCATGCCCTAGGTTAGTAAAGGCATTTCTAACTATAGCACTAAACTCACAGGCTACTAGAATTCTCACTCCACTTTCCTATAAATAATTATGTCCTCATCATCCACCGTCTCTAGTCCCTTAGCCCTCCTGTCACTGGTAAACCTACTACCTGGAGCCTTCCACTTAAACCAGGAATGTTCGGTGAATCCCATCTTCTTACATACTCGGTCAACCCACTTACTTAGATACACCCTCTTACCTTTCTCAATCCTATCTTTAATCACAATAGTAAGTGTGCCACCAGGTGTTAGGCTTTCATAACAGAGCTTATATACCCTCTCCATAGCCTGGTTATAAAGGAATGTATTTAGTTTGGAGATATTTCTCTTATCCTTACTATACTCCACCATCTGCCGGTCAGCCTCTACCAGTTCATCATCTTCATCTCCCTTCCTTACCTTGCGTATGTCCATGGCACCAGCATAAGGTGGTGAAGTAATGATATGATTACACTGGATAGGTAGCAAGAACCTGTTGTCCCCATGTAGGAGTATTGCCGGAGTCACAGGTGAGTTTGCTTTTAACCCATCATACACCTCTTGTTGTAGTTGGTGGTAACCATCCTCAATCTCCAGTAATATAACTACCCTACCCATCAGCGTTGCAATTAGTAGGGTGCCAGTACCACCAAATGGGTCTAGTAGTACATCACCTGGTTTGGATACATACTCTATTATATCCTTCTCCAACCACATCTGCATCTTAGCTGGATGCTTCATGACCTGTGGAGGGAATATAGACTTTCTCCAACTTGTGTCACTTGGGTAGATTATCCACCCATTCTTATCTTTTTTCCTGTCTGGTGCGAACTCCACTTGCATCCTCCTTGCCATGTTTATACCCATGTATAAAGGCATCCTTAAATAGCCTCATCTTCATCCTCATCTCCTCCAGCAGTATGCTTTCTAACCACATCCAGTGTTCCTCAGCCATTTGTCTTGGAGTCTTTTTAGGTAGTTTCTTAGTCATCCTTATGCCTCCTCATGAATTTCCTAATTGTCCCTTTCTTATAATGTTGGTAATCCAAGTTGGTTATATCTAAACTTTCTCCATTAGGAGCCATTATCTCACACATTACTTCTTCATCCTCTAAGTCTTTTAGTTTTTGGTTTAAGCTACGGATGGTCTCGGCCTCCTGTGCCAATACTTCTGGGTCCACTAACAGAATAACTTTACCACATTGTTGACAAGTTATTTTATCAGGTATCATGTTGTCCTCCCTATAGCCCTTTGAATGGTACCACGACTGACTCCTGTTTCCTCAATTATCTCACTGTAGGTGAGACCCAAGATTCTGAGGGACCTTATCTCATCTTTAACATCTTCTAGCCTGGCTCTTGGTTTCGGGTTAGAAGGTATAATAGATAGTGCCTCCTCTGCTTTTTCAGCTTTAACGATTAGGTATGGTAGGACATTTGTTAGGAATAGCTTAACGCCTGGTGAGGCGGAGAATTGTAACTGGTAGCTAGCATTATATTGCCTATTCTTATTGGTATAAGAACTTACCCATGAATATATATCATAATCCTCTAGGAATAACTTTATCTCCTCAAGTACGGGTAGGTAGTTTTGGGAAAAGCTAATCTTACAGCTTGACTTGGATTGCCTGACTATGGAACCTTCTCCATCAAAAAACCCAGCTAGATACGCCCATTCCATTTATACATCCCTCCCAAGTGCCCTTAGTATTTTCTTAGCACGGTTGATGCCTAGTTTTTTCTCACCTACAAGGGTCTCCGCTAAACCCTCTGGGTCCTGAATGATGGTATAGTAGGCTGTACCGTACCTATCAATCAAAGCCCTACCTATCTCCTCACCTATGTTGGCTCCTTTAATCCCCATCAAACTAATCACATGCTCATTGTATGGGTCAATCCTTATCTTCTCCTTGATGTACCGCTTGAGGGTAGTGTGTTCCAGTTTTTGGGAATTATTATACAAAGCCACCAATGTATGAGCAGTTCCAATATAATGACATGTGTGGACAATAGTAATACCAGCCTTATCCAACTGACTGAGCCAAGCCTGAAACCCACCATAGCTGGTATTATACTTATGGCTAGGTACCATAATCTTTCCTTTCTTGGCCAGCTTCCAACTCTGAACCGCCATCTTGAGTCCTGGTATGGGTTCACATGTTCCCTCATACAGTAGTATAGTTTCCTCAATCTCATTACCTAACTCCCTCCTTAACTGTTCCTCCACCTTGTCCATACCAGACAGTATCTCATCTATTTGTTTCCTCTCTACCTGGATACGGTGTCCATCACAAGCAAACCACATATAGTCTGCTATACCCATTGGCCCATGGTTGAGAGTCATCCTCTGAGTAGGTACAGATTGTGATACCAATTCCTCAATTTGTATTGGTTCAAATGTATCCACCATAATAGTCATAGTTCCATTTCTCCAATTATCTCATCTAATGTATCCTCATCAATACTAAGACAAAAGCTAATATCTGAGCGTGATAACTCGCTCTGTAGTAGCAATCTGAGTGCAAGTTCTTGAGTATGAGACATATTGTATAGCTTGTCTGTGTAGAGAGAATCAACCCAGCCAATGTCCTCACCGATTCTAACTAAGTGGACTAGTCCTTTGACCAAATACTCTTCAGACAATTTTCCTTTTTTATTCATGTTACAATGGGTGCAACAAGCAACACCATTGGCAGTGATGGATGGACCATCCTTTGAGGCTGGTATTACATGGTCTATTTGGGTGGCAATATTACCACAATAAATACAAACACCCTTATCCCTCAACATAATACGCCTAGCCATACCGACTCCAAAATTCTTACGGTGTGTCATTATTTCTCCAAACCATAGTTATTCCTTTACTTCTTCTAGTAGGGCTTGCCGAAGTAGATTAGGCAGTGCCCATAATGGAGTTGTCCCTTCAATGTACTTTGAAAGTCTCCCATCAATTACTGAGTATTGAACTAACTCCCCTTCTATGTGTTTCGCCACCTTCTCTAGCTGGGCTTTGGCTACATTTTTTGCTAGGATATGGCGGTTTTGCTCCCCAGAAAAGTGATAATCTGTAACCAAGTTAATTATTTCCTCATCAGTTAGTAGTATCATTCCTCACCCCTTAACATTTTAATAACAGTATTTATCTTATCAAAAGTTGGTTCCTCAAAGGTCATACCCTCTAGTTCCTTAACCTCGGCTAGTTCCACGTTGAAGTATGGCTTCTTAGCCTTAGGATCCCAATAGGTTCTACCATATACATCACATCCATCACCGAGTTGGGCCCAGCCATGGAGTGTGCGTTCACCAGTCTTATCCATACCCATTGACCCATCCCTCTGCCTGACTACACCATATTTGTCGGAGGCATGGTGGGTAAGGACTAGATTCTTACCGTGAGCTTTGGCTTGGTAGATAAACCCTCTCATCCTAGTATATGGTTCCCTATATTCCTGCTGTTGCAACTGTGTCCGGAGAAACTTACCATCTTGTCCCTTACCATCAGGTCTGAGTGGTAGTTGTTTCTCCTGTAGTTCTTGGAGATAACCTAAGCAGGTGTCCTCATATAGTAGTGTGCCTGTATCTACCACTATTGTCCGTAGGTCTGGGTCCTTTAGGTGCATAATAAATTTACCTGCAAACTGGTAGAACATCTCCTTGATACCAACTATAATCTTGGATGGTCTGACAGTAGCGTTGACGGCATCCAGTTCACCTATTTGAATTGGTACTACGAACTGTTCCAACTTTATCTTACCACTGGCTACCCAGTCCTTGATGGGTAGATGTGGCAGGTTACGATTGGCCCGGTCAAACCCACCAATATCAAACTCCATATCTACTAGAGGTTTAGGGAAGGTCATGGCTAGGGTATTCTTACAGGATTTGTCCTCACCCCATAGGATAAATATCATACTCATCTACTTCCCTCCTTAAAAATCTGTCTGCCAAGGCCTGTTAGTAGGCCAGCCTCGTAAATCATAGTCCTCGTCAATGATTATTTCATCGGTGACTTTAATATCACCATCACCAAATACACCCTTGTAGAAATCTTCATCACATAACAGTACCATCTCGTTGCCATCCATGTCCTCGTACAGGACTAGTTTATTCATTATCCACCTCCTTTTTCAATCAGTCCCTTACTACAATACATAGCCACCTCACAAAAGCTTCGGCATCGGACACCATCCCAACACTCACGGTTATCACATGGAGTAGTACATGACCCAATAGTCAATGCCTCGTCTAGGTTCTTAGCTTTAATATGGAAGAATGTCTTGACCTCATTATTATCCAGCCTCTTAACTGGTACCATATAAGTATTCCTCTCTATACCCCTTGACCTGGCTACGGCTAGTCCACCATCCCTAACCGTGATTTGTATTTGCATCCTACCTATAGTCAGTCCTCTCTCCTCTAACATTACCCGGTAGCGGTTAAGTTGTAGCTCCGTATCATGATTGTCAGCCTCCTGAGGCATCTGTTGGAACACAGTCACCATCTTGGGTGAGCCTACTGCTCCCCACTTACCTCCCCTCTTATACACTTCACCGGATGGGTCAGGTTTCTTGCCAGCCTCCACTATACCAAGGACCTTGGCTACTCTGTATGAACCCCATGTTTTATAATCGGTAAGGGTCCAGCCACCATTATCTGGCTCCAGCAAATCAAAGATGTCCCTGTCCTCATCTGTGAGTGCTATCTCGGAGGGTAGGTTAAGGGTCTTGGCTATATCACCCAACTGTTGGTGGTGCTTGGTACCTAATAGGGCAAAGGCCATACCATCTGGGTCTATAGCATAGGGTTGGGTAAGTTTAAGGAATGAATACATAGTCCCATTAAGCAACTGTGTGGTGGAGGGTGTGCCTGTCCACTCCCTCTCCGTACCTATCATGGTTAGGGTCGGAAGTGTCAGGCACCTATCCCCCATACGACATTTGGTTAGACATTCCTTAACTGGGATTAGTTGTTGGTCTGGACATTTGAACCATTCAAGACTCATTTGTTTCCTCCTTTCCTTTTAGTCTGCCCTAGTGGGCTTTCGGTCATCTACTCACCCACTAGAGCTACCTGAGCCTTCCTCCCTAAATACAGACTTGGCGACCACTCTTTTCACCACTTGTTCTTCTAGCACCTAGCAACATCTCCAGTGGTAAGTATGTTGTTCATAGGCTCAAGTCTCCACCTCGGCTCAGGCTGTGCCAGCTGTCCCTCATCCAGAATTCCTTTTTGAATCACCCGAAGGTGCTAAAGCGAGCCGAATGTGTTGCGGTAGCTGGCACTCTTGCTGGCTCCCACCACCTATTAAGCTGACACCCTGTAGGTTCCGCCCAAAGGCTAGTCTACCCACTTATTCCAGCACCAGCAAGCTATTTAATTGTTAATCTACTCATCCCAACCCACCAGTAGTAGCTACCCTTACTCAGTTTCAACTGGTGGGCTGGGTCAATAAATTAAGCAACTACATGGTAAACTTTATTCTCATCAATGGTTACCTTACCTGATGCCTCCATGCCGGTTAGGAATGACCCATCAATAAAGGTATTGAGGATTGTAGTATCCTGCTTTACTATCGGGTCAGTGAATACTACCTGGTGCCACTGTTGGACATTCTTACCGTCCAATAGGGCTAGGGCCTGCTGACTAGCACTTACCCCAGCTGGAGCAGGTGCCGCAGCCTGGGCAAGTACACCTGTGGCTACTGGTGCCGGAGCAACAGCCGCCTCACCGGTAATTTCAACTACTGTCCAGCAGTTTGTGGGTTTATCCGACCACTGGCCAGCCTCATCCCTATTCGGGACCATGTGTCCAGGAGTAAATTGTAGGTGGAGTTTCTTACCAAGCAGGTAATCCATATTCTTAGCTCCTGCCTGCGGTACATCTGGAGCCAGACCGGCATTTACTATCTTATCTATTGATGCACCAAAGTAACCCATCTTACTCTTGGCTTTGCTGGATGCAGATATATCTATCTGTGCTATGGGTGAGGTGTACGGCTCTATTGAATCAATGACCTCTACCTCCTCAAAATTGTAGAGAGCCACTAGGTAGGAGCCACTTTGTCCTGTCCTCATTTCTCCGGTCACGGACTTGAGTACACCCCAGAAATCTCTGAGTGGAGTACCTGTATATCCTTCCTCAAATCCTCTCACCATCAGTGAGGCTAGTACCTGTTCCTGTGTTAGTTGTACTGGGTCTGCCATTTAATCTTCCTCCTTTTTTATTTCCGCCTTCGGTGTGAGCTTCTTCCTTATTCTATCGTAGGTGTTGCTAGCCTGTTCCTCATACTGTCCCTCATCACCCTCTACCTCTACGAAAATCTCCTCACCGGCCAGTTCTATCCTCCCTGTAATCTTTACATGCATCCTACTCCTCCTTTTTATTTTGTTTAGCCAACTGTGTTAATATACACCCTTGAACCCACCTCTTAATAGTAAGTCCTGCATCCAATGCCATCTGCTTGACTTGCTTATGTTCCTCATCTGTGAGTGGAACATAGTAGTGGTGGTCGGTGACTATCCTTGTTTCATTCATACCTCCTCCGTTTAGAATTTTACAACTGATATGTATATCATAACATACTGGATAGTATCTTGTCAAGTTGACATAATGTAGCTTTACATAATGTTAGTCCTTTTCCTTCTCCTTTACATCTATACCCACTACGGTATAGAGATTAGATTGGTGTACCCTAAACTCTGTCTCCTCCTCGGTGTTGGTTAGTATCCACTCAATCATTTCGTCCTGGCGCAGGGTTAGTTGCTTGGTTGGTATTTCGTCCTTGTTTGGTAATACCATTGGTCTCCTCCTTATCTATTAGTTTCTCTATTGCTAGGCATAGGGCTAAGGCAGGCTCTACCTTCTCTTGCATAACCTTCAACCACTCAGCAAACAGGAAAGCATAGATACTCATTATACTGGTTAGCCCCATAGGTAGCACACATACCTCAGCAATATACTTTGGCACAAGCCACTTAAAGCAGGCATCTAGGGAGTTGGTGAAGATAGGATACTCAGGACTATGACCACCATCAGGTCTCATCCAGAAGTAACCTCCACCAGGGCAACCACAGTACACAAATCCTACCCACTCAGCCAATCTCTTATCTAGTTCCTCATTCATTATATACCTCCTATTATAGTCCTTCTCTTGAAGGTTAAGTCTCTCCTATCCACCCTAATATCTATGGGTAGTACCTTACCCTCAGTATGCCTTGTCTTTTCAAAGGTTAACTTCAAGTCCACAAAGGGGTCGCCATCATTAACTAACTCCACATATATGATGGTATCTAGCCACCTCTTGAACCTGCTGGACCCAAACAGTTCATCGGTGCCATAGTGGTAGGTTTCACCCTCACCATGTTCGGCTTGTCGGTTGTGGTGGACAAATATCATAGCCAGTTTGTATTTGGCTCGGAGCATATTCATACGGTCTAGGAATAACCCTACCTCATAGTCATCTACCAACTTGGCACTCACTGAGTTATATATGGGGTCTATACCAAGTACCATGGGATTGGTTCTAATTATCTCCTTCTCCAACTCACTATAGCCCCAACCTTTATCCACCTTTTCATAGAGTTCGGTACATAGCCAGAAGTTATCTGATGAGGTTTTGTTACCCAACGCATACTTCATGGCCCGCTTCCGGAGTGGTGTCTGTGGTATCTCGGACTGAAAGGAGTAGATTGGACTAGCCACAGTCTTGAAGTTGAACCAGTCCTTACCAGTAGATATACGGAAGGTAAGGTCTAACATTAACATGGACTTCCATGTTGCCTCTGCTCCATATATCATCATAGTTCCTTGAGTGAGGAGTATATCATTGGATATAATCCACTCCTGGTAGGGCGGACGCCACTGGATGAGTTCGTTGAGGGTGAGTCCTTTCATCTAATCTATCACATAAACCTTTTTGAATTCGTCCCACTCCATCTCACAGATAACATCACCATTACCCTTCCTCAACGTCACAGGGTTACCTCTACCATGTTCCTCAACAGAGCAAAACATTGGTAGGTGTGCGTACTCCTTGTTGTCTAATTCCCGGAGACACTTCATAATACAGTATCCCCAAGGTGGCGGTTTTAATACAATAACCTTCGCATCTGGGAAATCCCTCTTAAACCTTTCCATAGGATTATTCATCCCCTAGTACCTCCTTTTTCTTAACCTCCAATAATTCTGGGTTCTCATAGATGTTGCCGATTACTTCGTGTTTATAGGTATTGAGAGGATACCCCTTGAAGCCGTATACTCTAACCTTAATGTTCTTTTGCTCACTATTCTTGAAGGTAAAGCGAGATTCTTCTTTAACATACCAGCCAATACCTCTTTCATTGTCCTCATATTCTTCACCGTTATCAAAGTCCCCAAACCTAACTTCAGCCAATGAATAACCAGCGGGATAAATCCACTTCAATATATCCCCCTCATATATCTCCTTTCCATTCTTGTCCTTGAGTCCTGTGTATTGCATTACCTCTAACAAATCAACATCAGCAAGGTTATAGGTGAGATTGGCAAATGTGTAGAGATTCATACCTTCTCTACCAATCATTTCCTTGTTGTTCTTATCCCAAGCCCTAAACTTAATCTCTCTCATATAACACCTCCTTTTTCTTATTCTCCAATAGGTCATATAATTCCAACTCAATGAGCAAGTAGCAAACACCAGAATCACAGGCCGGGCCGTACCTCCTACACCCATCACACTGAGGTAGGTTATCTGCCGTATACCTTAGTTTAAGTTTTTTTATCCACTTACTCAAGGTGCTAGTGTCTACCTCATTATCCAACTTCTTAGCCACCACCGATAAGGAGCCACTCAGTAATATCCGTTCAATGGGCTCACCATGTACCAACTCAAGGTACCTCATAAGTGGAGTCTTTAACTTAGGGTTAGTAGTTACCTCCGGCAAATGACGTAATACCCGTTGTTTTTTAGGCTCAGGCTTAAAGCTGGTTATGCCTAACTCCTTCATGGCTTGGGTGCGGATGTCCTTAGGTGTAGGCATTTATCTCCACATCTCCCATCCTATTACTAGGGTGTGATAGACTATGTAGAGTAGGGTGAGTATAGTTATTATAATTATTGGTATTAACCATCTACTCATCCTCCAAACCCCATTCTTTTGATAGTAGTTCCCAATATGTTTTGTATTTATCATAAGAACTAGGGTTATCCTTCTCATACCGCTCTATTACTGCCTTCTGTCCCCCCTTAAAGGCGTTGGTCAGCATCCTGATTGTTTCCGCTTTAAGTTGTTGCATTATTCCTCCTCTGGTTTATCCATTTCACTTAGGTCATAGTATATTTCAAATGGGTCAAAGGCTATCTCACATTGGAAGCATATAGCCCACTCATTGCGTATCCACTCAGCCTTCTTATTATTACAGGCTGGACAGATATGGTATACAGCCAGGCTATTGGGTCCCCACTCCATTCTATCAGCCTTGCGTTGGAGTATTTCTATCTGGCTGGGTTCACCTGTATATATGCCATAACAGCGGTGTATCTCCATCAATCAGTCCTTAATATATTTTATGTTATATAAGTATAGTATAAACAGATATTATATTACTTTGTTCTTGGACTGTAGCTGTATCCTCAGCTTGTATATTAAATCCCTTGCCTCCCTCCGGTTAGAGGGAGTATGTTCTATTGGTAGTGGCCCTTCTCCTCTGTCTCCTAGGGCTGTGGCTAGTTTGGTTATGGCCCTAGTCTGACGGAAGGTGGGTGGTAGGTTCATTGAGCTAATTGGATATATTTTTTCAGTCATTCAACACCTCTATAGGGGAGAGTTGGAGTTCTTTTGGACTCATAGCCGTCCTCCATTACGAAATCTCTTAGGCATTGGTCACACACCTCGTATATTTTGGTTGTGTCCCATTTGTGTAAGGGTCCGCCATAGGGTGCTACTTCACCGAGTTGTTTACTGCAGGATTTACATTCTACTATCATTTGATACCTCTGTAGGGGTGGGTTTATTTTAATCCTCTTATGGCTTTGAACCACTCTGGTAAGCTGTGTCCGTGGTCATCAAATCCTAGTTCTCTACAACGCTTACCATATTGTGTTACAAGCGAACAAATACTACAGCGAGGCAAACCTTTGGTAACCTGTTTAGTATATTCACACAGAGGACAGTTACCCCAATAACCCTTACCCTTCCACTTCTTACCATCAGGACTGTTTAGAAATCCATACTTAGTTAGTCCTGATTTCTCTATCTCCTTCCACAACCTCTTACATTCCCTGATTGCTTCCCTTTTGGTTAATTTGCTGATCATTTTATTCCCTCCTTATTTTATGGGGTGGGTTATAAAACCTCACCGTTGTAGGATAGTTTCATACCATTCCCAAATAGGATTTCATACTTATCAGTCCTTTTATTTGGTGGTTGGTAATACCAAGTCCAATCACGCTGGTAGATTCTGAACGGAAACGACAAGCCTGCCAGTTCAAGGGCTAGGTTCAGTCTGGATTTAGTGTTCCTGGTGCAGTGCCCAGCCGAGTAGAGTTCAAGGCGGTCTGGATAGAACTCGGCTACCACATTTCCGTATAGCCTCATCGTTATAAACTCCTCGTCAGTCCACCCTCCCTCTAAGGTAGCAATGCTTTGGTGCCTTAGTTCCAGATAGGTATTGTTGGCTACCTTACGGTGTCCGTGATATAGTTTGTCCTTTACATTTTGGTAACTCATATTATTCCTCCTTATTGTGGAGGTAGGGCGGAGTTCGGTAAGATGAGAACCGCCAATGGAACCCTACCTCCGGTTAAGTCCACTGGATAAATCAACTCCCTATTGGTATACTTTTTAGTTCCTCCATAGATTTTGCTTCTATAACCTTCTTTTGTAGGTTGGTCATCCTTTTGGTCATATTAAGGAAGTCATCAAAGCTGGTTGGATTATACATAGCAGGTAGTAACATGATGAGTCCTAGACGGGCCAGTTTAGCACAACCCAAGTTATACTTACACCCATCACAGTTGGTGTGGTCTATATGGAACAAATCACATTCGGTACTGCCTTGACCCACCTCGTCTCCATTCTCCTCAACAAGTTTCCTTAGCTCATCCATAGGTTTGAAATCTTCCATCTTATTCCTCCTTATGTTTTTGGTCTGGTCTCTCAAGATGGACAAGTAGAGTCCTTGGCTTGACCAGGGTTATTTCCCTGATTTCCTCAGATGGGAGCAGTTGTTCCAGCCCATTGAGCATGTTTTGGATGTTAAGCCAAGGAACTCGGATGCTTCTCTTTGCCATTGAGGTCACCTCCTTTAGTTTATTCCAAACACAGCGGTATGTAGGATATGGTAGTCCACAATACCGGTGTATATTGGATACATCAGCTTGAAGTAGGTTGTGGTCTTGATACCTATACCATAGGCTACCAGTCTATCCTCGTTTATCTTGGGCATTGGTCACCTCCTCCGGTATATGCTTATCTCTCCATACCTGTAGGTTGTGTAGTTCGTGCCTCTCTTTCCTTGATAATTTCAAAATACCTAAGTGTTCCTTAGTTACCGACTCCAATTCCTCAAGCCTCTTGAGCCTCCATTGATTAGCTCTGTCCACCGCAAATGGGTCTAGTGTTCTACCTCTCCTTAATGCTGATGTCATCCTTTACCTCCATTGTGCCTTATATCCTGCAGGTGTTTGATTAACACTTCAGAGCGGGTCCTACCCTCTGGTACCTCAATCTCCTTGTTGCATAGTGGGCATTGGACTGTATTCATCCTTTATTTCCTTTACAGTTTATGGTTTGTATCTCCACGACAAGGATATAAACCCAAGGTTACAGTCAAGTGCCTTTGGCATGACTCCACCCATTGTATATGGGAGTTTAAAACTCCAATCGGTGTATATCCCTATCCACAACCTACCAATACGCCTACTGAATATTATACTACTCATCCTTCTGTCCTCCTTCTTAATTGTCTACCTCCATTATATCATAATGGTATTGCTGTTGTCAATAGAACATATGTTCTACTTTACATAACATTAGTTGGCTCAGCTTCCCTTCTACTTTACATAACATATCCTGTCCATCAATGTCCCTCAATGTCCACATCCTGTCCCTCCCTCCAGTGTATAGGTTAGCAGTCCTCCAATACAAAAGAAAAAGGACGAGGTTGGTAACTATTCCTCGTCCCTATTCTTTAGGAGGTTAGTGTTTAATTAGTTCTGGATGGTCAGCCAATATCCTCTTGACTACCGGCTTTTCAGCTCCCCATTTGGCACTTCCCGGACTTGATGCGGCTCCGTCAAAGGCTGTCTTGATTTTGGCTTTCTCCTCATCCGTGGCGTACTGCTCCACCAGCTCACTTCTCCGAAGTCCTGTTTGACTCTGGATTGTCACTCCAGTTCCGCCACCACCTCCGCCTCCGGACTTGCGAACTGTGGGTACCAGCAAGGCAACCGATTTATAAGTGATTTCGCCATCATCCAGTTTGTAAGTGAAACCTTTTGCCTTGACTTTGGCGAGGCTAGCCTTGACTTCCTTTGATATGGTGCCAAAGATTTCAATAGCTAGTTTCTCCCTGCCTCCCGCCATTGCTGTTGCTTCCGCCACCTGTTTGGCTGCCTCTGCCTTGACGATATCCGAGCTGTGTTTCTGGATTGACTTAGCCAGTTTGGCTACGCTGGCATCGTCTCCGGCATCAATAGCTACCCGCATTTCAGCCTTAAGCTGGTCAAGTGTAGGTGCAGTTTCTTCTGCCATTTTGTCTCCTTTTTGTTTATCACTCCTAGCGGCACAGGAGCCGCCATTATTAAAGTTTTCCTGTATGTTTTCCCATTATTTCACCAACGAACCTGCCCGACTCAACCGCCTCATCACCTGTGAGTAAATTGAGTTTGATGGCTTCCTCAAATAGGTCGTCCATCCTGCCTATGAGTTCAGCTTGTTCGTCGGTATATCCAATCTGTTTGCAGAAGTCTATCGTTCCTTGCATCTTATTTGCTCCTAGCTTTTAGTAGCATAGTTCCTATGCTCCTAGGAGTGATAAACTATAAGCTATCCAGTCTTTATTTAATAGACTGTGAGTCTATCCTACTGGTTAGCTATTTGTTAAGGTACTAGCATTACCACTCTAGTATCATCAAGTATCTATATTATCGCATAGTAGGACATCACTTGTCAAGTTTTCCGGACATAACGGCAAGTAATCCTACAAGATGATACTTTTGGCTCATCCGGACATAACACGGCAGGATAGTAGAACATATGTTCTGATGTTGGTTGGACATAACGGCTTGACATAATATACCAGTCCATCAGCTTGACATAATGTTGGCGGCTCTGTTGTTGGTCCAGCTTTACATAACATATCCAGCAGGACAGCAGAACGCCTGAGGCTGGGGTGGTTTATTTATGAGATGGAGTTTATTTTTTCTATTGATGGTCTCAGATTTTAATTTTTTTCACCATTTTTCTTTGGAGATGATGGAGTTCCAAGTTGCCAATTACATAAATGGGAGTACCTACATTCCCCATTTTTATTGAAGGAACAGACCTTCTTTAGGTATTTATTGGCTCCACACTTCATATCTATTTCCTATAGGGACTCTCAGATTTTAACTTTTCCTGGTGGATTGAATAACCCATCTATATAACATTCATAACAGATTCCAACATGGCATTCGCCCTTCCCATTACTATACTTCCCCAACTGTAGATTATAATACTCCACATCGTCAGGTAGGATAGGGTCTAAATCTATCTTAACCTCAACATCTATTCCCTTCAAGATTGCCCTGCTGGTTTCCCTTGCCATTTCCTTGCCACATTTGTAACACTTCATTGTTTCCTCCTTAACTCAAACTAAATCCTGGTCCCTGTTGTGGCATATTTACCTTAGGTGTGGCCATCCCCTTCTCCACCCTAATACAATATACAGTTCCACAATCCACACACACATATCGTAGAAGAAGAGGATTATTGGTACCTGGAGATGTGTCCTACTCATATCCGCTATCATACTTTGGTGGTTGAACAACCAAGCCTGGGTATTGGTATTGGCCCTTCCCTTATCTATTTGACTTTGTATTTCCTCACCGGCTATCCTCCTGGTACTGCCACATGCTGGGCAACTGTCAAATGTTATTGGGGCTGGTTTCTCCATATCTACCTCCTTCCTATAATGATTTAATATCCAATCCCGGGTCCATCCTATATAACTTCCTCATAGCCGCATCAAATGTAATTGGTAACTTCTGTACATAGAGGCAATACTTACAAAGGAAATAGCCATACTGACCCTCCCTAGTTACTTCATGGGAGTGGTGTGCCCCTGTAGGTGAGTCAGGGCATTTCCACCTACCAGACTTAAAGTATTTATCATCTGTTTTTCTGATATCCATTATTCCAACCACTTCTTGGGTATTCCTCCAACCTTTGCAATCTGTACCATTATCTTACTCACCTGTTCATTTAGCCTTGCCTCATCCAATACCCTATCCGGATACTCAGACTTCAGCCCTCTCTTTCTCTGGTCTATAGATGCCTTCTGTCTCAGGAGTTTATATCGTAGTTCCCTCTGCTTATCCGTTAATTTGGACTTAGGCTTCCTCTGATAAGGCACGTATGGATTCATCTTAAGATAATCCAACCCTTGTTCTATCCAGCACTGAGGATGGTAGTAACGTTTAATATTCCATTTACGGTTATCCTCATTACCTTTGTTCCAATAATAAACCTGGACAACTGGTGTCCCAGCCACCACATCCTGCTCGCACCACCTACACTTGGCTTTGTGTTGGCACCAATACATAAAGACATTGGGTATGGTCTTACCCACGAATTAGCTCCTTTTCCTTCTCATGCTTTTCCTTCATCATATCCCAGTTACTACCCTTAACCAGGTACAGAGGAAATATCACCCCACACTTACACTCAAATAGGTTCTTACCAAAAGCTGGGAAGTGGACAGGACAGTGTAATACTATGGATAGTCTAGAGCCCAACTCATCTACCTCCATTTGTCTTTGTGTACCTTGTAGGTAATATCCCCAACCAGTAGTCAATTTACTTCTCCTTTATCAATGGCTCCATAAGGTCAGAATAGAATCCATGTGTAGTTATCACTACACCTTGAGAGTGGAGGTATTTGAATAAAATGTCCCCCATAGTTGTTCCATCTTCGGGTTTAGCGTATCTAATAAGCCAGTTTATCCCTTCCCTTATCTCTTCTTGCTTAGTCATATATCCTCCTATATAATATTCTCTATACTATACTTATATATCAATAATTATATCTAATTATAACACATAGGAATATATTTGTCAAGTAATTCTGACATAACATAAAATATATTTAGAAATGACTTGACAAGCGTTATGTAAAATGATAAACTAGAATGGAGGAGAATATTATGCCAGAAACCGAAACAGACTCCATAGCTAAGTCCTTCCTACCAATGCTAGTTGATGATGGATTCGGTGATACTACTACCGCAAAGCGGGCTGAGTATCTAAGCAAAAGGATATGTAACTTTTCCGTTAGAGAATCCTGCCAACTAGCCAAGGTTGCTGAGAAAACAGTCAGGAGATGGCGTGATGCTGACCCTGACTTTCTCCGTTTAGACACAGAGGGCATGACAGACCTTAGGAAGAATTTTGCCACAGAATATGTGGACATGCAGTTTACCCGTAACTTCCACCTAGTCCTCCAAAAGGACTTCAAGGTTCTATACAAAGATGCTACTAATGGTGGACTTACTGAAGCTGAGGAAAAGTACCTGGAGAAGATTCGTGCCCACTATACTCCACAGTCTTTGGCCATGGTTAAACAATTATTGGGTGGAGGTACTACTGACCAACCATTTGATTTTACTAGACTTACCATGACAATCAAGAGGGAACAAATTGAAATAAGGGAGGAACATTCTAATGCCTGAGAAAACCCAGAAGCAGATGACCTATGAAACTCACCAAGCAGTATTGGGGATTGAGGGAACAGAGGATAAAGGATTGGTGGGTGATGTTAAGGAAATCAAGGCCGATGTTAAGTCCCAGAACAAAAGGGTCACTAAACTGGAGGGTAAGCAAAGGCTTATATATGGGTTAATAATTGGTGCAGCTGGAGCTGGAGGTGGTCTGGGAGCCTTAATTAGTAAATTATTTGAGGGTTCAGTTGGCTAAAGGAGTAAGAGCATCAACCAGACAGAGGATTTCGGGTAGGAAGAATCTTATGAAGGCCAACGTTATGAGAATTGGTAGAAGGGGCATGAAGTATAAACCAAGGCAAGTAAAATAAGGTAGGAGATAAACATGGCAGAATTTACAGATTATGCAGAGAACAAAATACTAAACCTGATGAGGGCGGCGGCCTGGACGGAGTTTGCAGCCTATGTTGGACTATTTACAGCAGCACCCTCCGATGCTGGTGGTGGAACAGAAGTAAGTGGTGGTTCTTATGCAAGGAAGCTTATAGGACTAACAGAGGCTACAGGTGCAGGAGGTGCAACCTCAAATGCCGCAGACATTACCTTTACAACTGCGACAGGTGCGTGGGGAACCATAAGCCATGTTGGCATATTTGATGCTGTATCTGGTGGGAATCTGATAATGTGGACGGCGGTGGATGCCGAGAAAACTGTTGCGAGTGGTGATACCTACAAGATAAATGCTGGCGACTTGGATGTAACTGTAGCCTAGTGGAGATTAAATGATACTAAGGTTTAATCCAACAGGGACTCATATACATAAAGGCTTTCTTAAAGTTAGGGTAGACCTTTACCCTGAACCTACAGATAAGACCTATGCTATTCATTATGTCTATGTGCCTGTTATTCCAAGAGATGCCACAGAGGAACAGCTAAACGACCCCGAATGGATTAAGAAACTACCCCATATTTGGCAACTTAATCCTTGCCTATGCCACTTCATAGTAATTGGGGAAACCACTCAACCCTCCGACCTGATGGGCTTCCTTAACCTCAAGCTCAATGCTGATATAGTCAAGGCGATTGATGATTCATTGGTGATGCCTAATGCTGCCCACCTGATAAGCTCCCTGATGAGAGACAGGAGCAAATTATCCGATAGCGTGGTAAAGACTAAGGACTTTACTGACCTGATTAGTTCAGTAAATGAGCGGTTCGTTACTCTACAAGCTCTACTGAGAAGTGGAGAGGGATTTGTTGTTGAACCACAGTCTATTGATATAGGGACTGTACCCTTTGATGGTGCTAGTCTAAGTTATGCTACTTATACCTTGATACAATTAGAAAATCCTGCCAACGCAACTGGCACTATTGATACTGCACAGATTTGGATGTCAGTAAGTGCCACAGGATTCATTGTAGGAACAGCTTATTTAGATGAGGGCACTACATATCTAGTTAGGGACAGTGAAGCCATAGGGAATGTAACTGCTGGTGCTCCAGACCCTGATGTATTTACTGGACTAACGATTGATGTAACATTAAACGATTATTGGGCTTGCTATGCTGCTACGGGGACTTATATGGGTGAATTCTCAGGATATGCTGGTTTGCGTTATGTTAGTGGTGATAAATTAACCGACAAACTTTCTTCCTCCTATTCCCTATTAACTGGTGATACTGTTTCTGTTTATGGCACAGGCACAGAAGCAGGAGGAGTAACCCACGAAGGTGCTGCTACATTATCTGGTGTTGGAACTCTTACCTGTATTGGGAGGGGAATCTTTATAGGCAAGTCTACCTTGTCAGGAACGGGAACCTTAGCTAGTATAGGCAGACTGATAGCGATAGGCAAAGCTACCTTATCTGGCACAGGGACACTAGCAGCCATTGGTAGAGGCATATTTATTGGTAAGGCTACCCTAGCTGGCATTGGGACTCTATCAGCAGTGGTTCACAAGGCTCTTAGAGGAGCTGCAACATTGTCAGGTGTTGGTACCCTAGTAGCTAAGGGTGTAATTACAGTTATTGGTAAGGCTACATTGTCTGGTACCGGTAGTTTATCTGTTAGTGGCCACATTGTTTCGGTAATAAAACTTACCCTTGCCTTGTATAACCGAGCATTGACAGCAACCCTATACAACCGGGCATTAACATCCAAACTTCATGATAGGACATTAACGGCAACCCTATTTGGTCGGACACTAACAGCCAAGTTATATAATAGGGCAATAAGTCTTAAAAAGAGGACAGAATAATGGAAACAATAACTATACCAAAGGGTGATATAGGATTTAACTTAGCCTTCACCATACAGGATTCAGATGGGGATGCCTACAATATAGGTACCTATACAGTGACCTTGAAGATGTGGGAAGTAGGTTCTCCTGGTACTTTACTCCTAGAGGAGGAGTGTACTGAAACTGTTGCGGCGTCTGGTACTTGCTATTATACGGTTGAAACAACCAGCTTTGATACAGTGGGTCGCTTCCGTGCAGAATTGGAGTTGACTACATCTACCACCATTATAGAAAGTACTGAGGTCTTTGAGATAATTGTGGTGGAGAGTGGTTAGTAGGTAATTATGACAACAACTGAACAAACATTCCGAGAACTGATAGGAAATAAAAGGAAGTTTATAGAAACTCTCCTAGTCGTGGAGAATAAGCAACGTCAGAGGGTTCCTTTTATCTATAATCCTATACAAGCAGACGTGGATGCTACCCAGACTGGGATGGATATATGGATTAAGCCCAGCCAGGTAGGATTTAGTACCGAAAGAATTGCCAATAGGCTAGTAGATACCCTAACTAATCCTGGTACCAACACTGTATTGATTGCCTATGAGGATTTTATTACAGAACGGTTACTAAGTAAGGTAACCTTCTTCTATAACCATCTGGAGTCATTGAAGATACCAGGCTTCCCAATAATATACCATAATTCAACCTATGAGAAAACATTCCAATTCATAGTTGATGGTAGGGTACAAAGTACCTCATCCATCTATATTGCGTCTGCTAGGAGTAAAACAGCAGGTAGGGCAGAAACTATCCACCACCTATTGTTAGACGAGCATGGCTTTTATGTTCCCCAAGCTACTGACAATATTATTGTCCCAGCCATGGCTCGTATTCCTCCTGGAGGTACAGTAGATTCCTTCTCTACTCCTAACGGTGAGGAGAATGAATTCCATGAATGGTATATAAGTGCTAAGGCAGGTAAGTCTGTATTTACCTCCCATTTCTACCCTTGGTTTATGCACCCTGAATATGTAATTCATTTAGGTGACCCAAGGATTCAGAAGTCTATTCCTGAAACAGATAAGGAAGAATTCAAGCTAACTGGTGATGAGGAAAAACTAATGTTTACCAATCATCTTACCTTTAGCCAAATGCGGTGGCGTAGGTGGATGATACTTGTCATGGAGAGTCTGAGAAGAAAGGGGGAGATTAGGACCCTGTTCCCACAAGAATTCCCTGAAGATGATGTCTCCTGTTTCTTATCTACAGGTGAAATGTGGTATGACCACCTATTCATTGAGAATGTGGCCAAGACCTGTTATGATGCACCCCACAAAATGGATGGCCTAAATGTCTGGTACCGTCCAGAAAGAACAGAAGAAGGCAAACCAACCAAACAATATTTGGTTATCATAGACCCAGGCCAAGAGAAGATTACCCAATCAGCCATAGGCGTAATGACTTTTGAGAAGGATGCTCTAGGTAATACCATTCCCATCTGGTGTGCCAGAGATGCTGGGTGGTACAGTCCAGAAGTAACATGGGATAAGGCAGTTAAGATATCCAACTATTACCACAGAGCAGAGATAGTTTGGGAAGCCAATGCCCATGGTCTAGCCATCTCAGTATTAGGTAAACACCGTAGACCCATCTATTTCAGGAAGGATATAATCAACGACATACCCACAATGGTACCTGGCTGGCTCACTACTGCTAGTACCAAACCCTACATGATGCAACAGGTAACTAAGGCTTTACCTAACCTAGTCTGCCATGATATAGAGTTGGTGAGGCAGTTAAGGAATTTTAGGGTGGTAGGTGGCAAGCTAGAGATTGTGGGACTAGATGATATACATGATACCCTAGCCATAGGACTAGCCATTCATAATCCCAATCCAGTAAAAAGAGGTTATCAGGGTAGGACTGGATGGAGACCTAACTGGGGTATAAAAGGTAGTAGGCGTCCAAAACATAGCGTGGCATTAAGGAGGTAAGTAATGGTTAATCTTATTGAACGTCAAGCAGAGTTTGTATATAATGGGGCAAGGTTAGCTGCGACTGCGGCTGAAGCCCCCATTATACCCGTCCAATGGTCGGAGCGTGAGGAGCCATTTAAGGCACAATTCTACCAAGTGATTGAAAGGCAATGTGGTGAACAGCGTTCTAGGTCACCAGAGGAGTTACATGGAAGTTGGATGCAATCTTATTTTACGATGGGGTGGGTATATGGTAATAAATATAGCCATGAGAATAAAACTCATCCTGACCTTGTGCCGTATGCTGATTTAGGGCGGTTAGAGCAGGATAAGGATGCTGTATTCGTAGCCCTATGTGAGATTGCTAGACAGTTTATCTATGAGGAGGTGAAATAATGGCTGAGATAGGACCACAGTTCTATATAGACAAATGTAAAACCCTAAAAAGTAGTTGGTCAACTAGAGCCAAGAAATTCAAGGAGTGGTATGAAATCTTACTCCTCACCGATGAGTTGGAACAGGAGGGCATGGAGTCAGTCGTCACCAATGACCCTAGAACTGGTTATAACCTTGCACGCCATCTCCTCACTACCATGGTTATAGCAGATAAGATTCCATCAGAAACTCTCCCTCCTGAGTTTGTTCCTGCAACCAGTTACCTGGAGAGTTTTACATCAAAAAGATGGTCGGAGCAGGAGAAACGGTATCGTTCAATGGGTAGACAGTCTTGGCTTGGTGAATTTGTCTCCTGGCTTCTAGCCACTGGCTGGTATTCAGTATTCTCTATGGTAACCGAGAAGGAAATCTGGGCTGAGGTTTGGTCACCTGCTGATTGTTATCCTGGATTTGGCCTAGACGGATTGGCAGAACATGCCCATATATATACACTATCTGCTGCGGCAGCAAGGAAGAAGTTAAAAGCCATGGGTTGGACAGTAAGACGTCCACCTACTGATGACGTAACCATATATGACCATTGGGGTTTTGACACAGATGGTGATGTGGTCAATGGTGTGGTAATGGATAACGAGTTTGTTAAGAGACCAGTTAAGGATATTCCATTATCCAAACTGGGTATACTCCCTGTATTTTCATCTCCGGCTGGTGGACTCCCTGATATGGGTAGCATTGATGGACTAAAGAACAAGTGGCAGCAGCATTATGGAGAATCCTTTGTGGGTACCAATGAGGACCTTATCCTAAACTACAACAAGATGAGGAGCTTCATGCAACAGGCAGCTAGGACGGCCGCCCAGCCTCATTGGTTAGAAACATCTTCTGGTGATACACCCATAGCCACAGATACACTAATGAGTAGATGGGGTTCTGTTCTTCATGGTCAACCTGGTGAAGATGTCCGACCATTACAGGGTGTACCTATCCCCGTAGAACTTACCAATATTCTATTCCATTACCAAAATGAACTTCAGCGTGGTATGTTTCCTGCCGCTGTGTTTGGTAACGTCCAACAGCAAATATCCTATCTGGCCATGGCTAACATAGCCACAGCATCAATGCAGACCCTAACTCCCTATAGGGATGCTGTTAAGGGTATGAGAACTGACCTAGATAACTATTGGACAGATATGATAGTCATGAATGGATTTAGGCCCTATGGATTTAAGCTACCCAACAACATGCCTCCACGTGAGGATAGAAGATTTGATGTTGATGTGGATATAGAGATTCCTGGACTACTGGTCCAAAAAGCCAACATAGCCAGAATAATGAATCCTAAGTTCAGACTTCCTGAAGTCTGGATAATTGACCGAATGTTCCCTGAAATTAAAAATGCCTTAAAGGCCCAAGCAGACATCCGTGCTGAGGATGCTATGATGGACCCAGACGCTATCAAGGTAGATGCCATTCTTGGATACAGAGAACAGGCTAGAATATTCCGAGAGGCCAGAGATATTCCCAAAGCAGAGTTATATGAGAAGCTAGCCAAGAAAAAAGAGGCTGAGTTGGATATGGTGCAGCAACCGAAACAACCCACACCCGGTACAGTACCAGCGGAGGGAGAATTCCTCAGAGAATTAGGTGGTATTCCAGCTGAAGGAGGTACCCGTGCCTAGATTATTACCCTTAGGACCAAAACCACCCACACAGTTTGGGCCTCCTCCACCTGAACCTCCTGAGCTTGAATTTACTATTGAGGATTGGGAAAAGAAAGCCAAGGAACATATGGAGTCTGCCCAAGCCAGTGAGCAGAGGTTACAGGAACTTGCTGTCCAATATGCGGATTTGACTCCGCCACCACATCCAATAAAAACATTAGTGCAGATGCTTGGTATAGTTACGGCTGGACAGGCCGCACAGGAGGCACAACAACGGCAGAGGTTGGCCAACCAACTTAAAACTGAGATAGCCAATACCGAGTTGGCTGTAGAACGTGATGACTTCTATGCTAGGTTATACACCCAAGTTCCTATAGTAATTTCTAGTGGTGGTATGACCACAGCAGAGGAAGTATTATCCATACTAAAACCACCAGAAAACTTCACACCTGAGGAATTAGATGAGGTTGGAGATATTATTGGTAGTATGGTAGAGGCTTTAACTGGTGCTCCACAACTACCTGAACTTGCTGCCGAGGCTGAACCCGTAGAGTTACCTGGGTTGGTGGCTCCACCCACAATGATTGAGGCTCCACCAACAACTATCCACTCCCTAACTGTGGATGCAATAGTACGTTCTGTTACTGCTCCTACGGCTCCTCCCTCCGTCATGTCTGAGGAGGAGTGGGTTCAATTCATGATAGATAGTGGACAGATTAGTAGTAAGGCAGACTTAGATACCATAGAGTATTTGGAGGACCAAGCTGCATCTATTGTGGATGAATGGCAGGAACGCAGTAATATGCTGGATACATACAGGTCTGGTATAGCGGAAATGCCTGATTACAAATTGGTTGATGTATTGAAGGAGATGGTAGTTCAACCTGGTTTGGCTTTGATGGAAATTGCTGGTATGTACTTTGAGCATGTGTCTGCTCCGTTAGCTGGGTTGATATGGAAAGATGTATTCCGCATCCGAGATATAGATGTAGCCTACCAAAACTATAAGAAAACTGACTCCACCTGGCAAGCCCTAGGTCATGCTTGGGAGGAGTGGGATGCTCCAGGTGAAGGTGCCGCAGAGTGGATATTGAAGTATATGCTTATGGAAGGACTTACTGACCCATTGACTTATGTTGGTTGGGGTATAGCCACCAGAATAACCAAACCTCTAGGCTCTGTAGGTAGATGGGTAGGTTGGGCTGAACGTGGCATAGCTGAGGTTTTTGACCTTCCATTTGATATGATTAAGGGTATAGTAAGGAGACTACCCAAAACTGTTGGACAAAATGCTACCATTGCCATGACCAAATCCCTACAATATGTAGATAAGGCCATGACCCAGCGTTTTGGTAAAGCTGTTTGGCAAATGACCATGAGGGAATGGGATGAAGGTGCTGAGGCATTTGTAAAATATGCCCTAAAGAATCCACAGTTGGATAATGTAGCCGCACGGGCTGGGCGTGAACTCCTAAAACATGTTCCTGTAACTGAGAGAGAGGTATTGTCGTGGGCAACCAGACTAGGTACTACACTTACTCCTGACCAGGTAACCAGACAGACTGTGGCTGCTGTTGACAATATATTTGAGGACTTTTTCTCCAAGGTTGGTGGTGGTAGAAAACTATTAACCAACAAAGAGGCAGCGGATGAATTAGTTAGAGTATTGGTGGGTAACTTTGATGATGCTACCTCAGTGGTTGCAGGTAAGTTATTATTAGAGAGGAGCCGAGGTATCATCAATAAAGCCTTATCCTTCGGCCAATCTAAGACAACCTTCAGTGCCATGAGGCAGTTGGGTAGGAGTACAAGGAAACTCTTTATAGATGCGGAGGATAGTGTAGTAGCTTTGGCTATGAAAGAAATGGGTAGAACAGCCACACTACTTACTAAGATTCCAATTAGAGTCCAGAGAGTTTGGGCAAATGGTATAGATAAGTGGATAGTCCGTCCCTTTGCTGAGTCCTATTTAACTTTTGCTTTATATGGTCCCATGAATGTGGTAGAGGATGTTATCCGAACCACACTAGGTGGAGTAATGCCTGGTGGTAAGAGTGGTGCAAATTTTGCTCGTAAGTGGGCTGGAGTAAGCTATGACCCAGCATTGGTTAGTGAAAGGTCTATCTCTGAAACCCTAGGTACCATAGCAGCCAAGGAGTCTGGTGAATGGAATAACTGGATTCTCCAACTTGGTGGATTAGCCAAAGGCTTTGGTGATAAGACCTTTGATATTTTGGTGAGGAAGCCAGGTCAAATTGGTATGGCTATGAGGACACATTTTGTGGACGCCAAGGCCACCCAGATACTAAAGCAGATTGGCGGAGACCAGATGGAGAGGTTAGCCCGTACTGGACCCGATAAGCTAATGGGTGTCACCAACAAACGTATAGTTAAAAACGTACAGCAGGTAGCTATGGAGCTAAAAATGAATGGGTTACCTGATGCTATCCGTGCTGCTACTGATGATTTCACTAGAGCCAAGATAATAAGGAGAGAGGTAGATGATATATTACTGGAGCACCCTGACCTACCTAGACCAGTCAGGGACTTTGTAATGAGGCAGAATGATGAAGGTGTGTTATTTCAAAGTGTTAGGAAAGTTCCAAACTGGGAGGGAGTCACATTTACGGATATTCCCACTAACCTAACTAGAAAGATTGAGGCTATGGTAGATAATCTACCAATAGATATCAAGCTACGGGTAAAATCTATTAGTATAGATTCTACCATTATTGCTCCAGCCGTATGGCATCCAGATGGTAGTATTGTCTTTAGGAGTATTGATGATATTACACCAGAGTTACTATACCATGAAATTTTCCATGATATAGCCTTTAGGGTTGGAGATAAGACACAATTTTGGGCTGATGCGGCTAGGTCTATTGGTTGGGATGAAACTGCTGATGAAATATTGGCTAAGGGTATTACTGGTGATATAGCTCTGCTTAGAGAACACCCCATGACAGGTATAGTTCTTAGTGAGGCCATGGCTGATAAGTTTGGTGATTATGCTCTTGGTAAAGAGGTTGGTACTAAGTGGTACAATTTCTTTTCTAAGCATTTCCCTAAGGTATCACGTCCTGAGGACTCTATAAATATAGTTACTAGGGAGGCTAGTTCTTTGCTCTTAGATGATTTTATAGCTTCACCAGAACGAGCTACAGCACAATACAAGCAGTTAGCAGACCTGCTAGTACAATTTGATGTACGCAATCCCCAAGAAATGGCCCAGCTTATCCAGTCCCTTAATCTTATGTCCTCCACATATGGAGCTACTCCTAAGCAGATTTTGGGTAGGGCTGTAGAAAGGACTAGGGGATTACCCTTTGCTGAGAGAAGGGTTGCTATGGATAAAGCCCTAGACTCTATTACCCTATTTACTGAGAGGGCTGGAGTTGATATAGACAGGGTGGTGCAAAAGATTAAGTTGGATATACCCAACATATATAAGGGTAATCAAGCCTATATATCCAGCTCCGAGAATCTCTTTAATCTCCAAACAGCCAAGAGACTAAGGGCTGGAGAACTAGGTGAGATGACAAATGCTTGGAGACATGACTTCTTTGCGGCTGCTAGTCCAGCAGACTTAAAGAGTTCCAGTTTCTGGGATGACTTCTCCCGTGAAATAAATGGTAGATACCATGCCAGCAATATTGAGATGGCTGACTTTGATGGTATGATTAAAAATGCCATAGATGACTTGGATATAGCAGGTGGACTCAAAGCCAGACAACGGCCAGCGATTAAAATTGTGGATAGAGAGTTGGCTCCAAATGATGTAGCCCAGTTAATTGGTGCTAGAGGAGATGATATATCCAGAGGGTTGATGGATGTGATGACATCCCAAAATGATAAGGATATGTTTACCTCCTACGTGATGGCTCATGTTAAACCAGATGATATAGGATTCAGCAAGGAATCAATAGGTAGAGTATATGACCAGATAGCTCTGAGCCTCCAGGTAGACCCAAAGAATATGAGCTGGGTGGCTGGTAAGCAAATGGAACTAGAGGCTGTGAGAAGGGACTTACACTCCCTATATAATAGTAAGCTATTACCAGATGATGAGATAGTGGCTATTAGGAAATATTTTAATGATACGGCTGATGCTGTGGATAATGTGATGTATGAGGTTGGTGATATTCCTCAGGGTTGGGAGATTATGTATAGAGGTTCCTTGAAGGGAGAGAAGGGACTTGCGAAGGGTGACTTTCCTGGAGTATTCCTTTCAACCAGTGAGGCTGGGGCTGCCCAATATGGGACTGCTAGGAGATATTATATAAAACCTGGTCAGAGAATTTTGGACTTGGATGATGACGTTGTTGGTGGATTAGCTGATGAGTTTGCTAGGCTAAACCCAGCTGAGGCTAGTTTAATGAAACTACCAGATGACTTGTTCCTATTTCCTGACAAGAAGTGGGTTAGGTTTTTGGGAGATAAGGGCTATACCGGAACATCAGTCGGTGCTGATAGATTTATATTCAACCCTAAAGATGTTAGGGTTAGGCCACCAAAGGCCCCTGTCAAACGGTTGAAACCTGAATTTACCAATTACAATGACCTCCGACAACAGGCCATGGATGAAGCCCACAAGTGGTACTATAAGGAATTCACCGACTACACCAATGCCAATGCCTTTGATGCTACCATGAAAAGTATCTATCCATTTTGGACATATGAGTCCCAAAGGTGGTTTTGGTTACCCCGTTCATTCATTCGTCATCCTGGCACCTTCACAGCCTTTGAACGTTGGCAAGATAATACTGATTATGGTTATGTCCATATCCCAGGAACCAGCGTTGACATCAATCCATTCAGAGGTACAATATATGGTACCATGTCCACTCGCCTAGCCAGGAGGGACTACCCAGAATACTATGACTCCCTAGGTGCAGCCGGAGATGTCATAGAGTTCAGTGACTTCCTCTCCCGTTATGGCTTCTACCCTGGTGCCCATATTGGAGTACCCCTAACCATACTTGGTGGTGTAGAAATGCAGTTTGGTGAGGCTATGCCATCCATCATCAAGACTCCACTAGATGTCCTTATAGCTACATTTCCTGATAATGAATCGGTAAGGTGGATATCAGACCATCTATTTGGTGATAGGTTCAGAGACTACCTAACAATACTTCAAATAAATAGGCGTGGTGGAGATGGCTCCCTTATATTCTCCAAGACTAAAGAGGGTGTAGCCCTCACTGAGGAGGAAGAACAATTAGTAGCTGATGCTAGGAGAGAGGTAGGCTGGTACAGTGCAGGATTTGAGCAATTTGCCATGTTCCGTATGCGGACAGATGAGCAGTACCAGATGTATGAGGAAGCTAGTAAGGTCATAGAGGAAATGACTGGCTTCACCCCAGACCAGCAGGAGTGGCTAAGGCAACATGGTCACCGTCTCTGGGATATGGTAGGTGGTATGTCTCCCAGCGAGCAGGCTATATTACAAGAGATGGATTACTATAAATGGGTTGGACAAATCAGACCACTCCTTCCCGGTAAGCAACAGGAAATACTTAACAAGATAGAGGTAGCCTGGAACCAAGTAGAGAAATATGGAGACCAGGTACAAACCACCAAACTCCAGCTACAGAGAGAATTTCTATCAGGACAACGTGGGCCAGATGACTACCTATCTCAGCTATTGGATACTTACAATAAGCAGGGTGAATTTATAGATAATAAGATTGAGGAATATCCCCTCATGGATTTGGATAACCGTGCCGAATATTATAAGAAATACGGACAACCTCAGCCAGTCCTACACCCAATGAGGGAATTGATTAACCTTTACTTCTCCATAGAATTGTTGGAGATAACTGACCCTGAAACAGGAGAAAAGCATAGAGACTGGGATAACTTCTGGGCCCAGAGACAGGCCATTGAGGATGCTATACCTGATGAGTTTAGGTCAGAGTGGGATGACTTCATCTCTAGGAACTCCACCCGCCTAGAGCAAATCAGGAGAGATGTATCCTCCACCTATTTCCGAACCTATAACAAAATCTGGGAGAAGATACTATCCACCTACAGTGATGAGGAACAGGCACTTGTTAATGAGTACCTATACCTTGAACGGACTGGACAGCAGTTAGATAGACAGGCCCAAATCAAGGCCACCATAAGTGCCAAAACCAACAATATGCTTATATCCAGTTTCCGCTCCGAAGTATCAGATGCCAAACAAGCTCTTAGGTATGCTAACCCACACCTAGATGCCTGGTTATTCTATTGGGGGCGAGTTTCAACGTTTGTAACACCACAGGCCGAGGAAACCTACAAACAAATAGCAGCCGATACTGGTAGACAAATATAAATTATGTTATATAAATATAGGTAGATATAAAATATATTTTTATATTATACTTGACAAGTTATGTAAAGTGTGATAATATTTATGGTAGGAGGTTATACAATGACTATTGAAGCTCAGGCTGGAGACATCGCCCAGGATGGTTCTGTCACAATCAAGGTGGACGGTAAGAACGTCAAGTTTGTGAAGGAATCGGATTTAGGTGCTGTCAAAAGTGCTTCTGATGGTAAGGATACAGAAATCAGTAAACTCCAGGCAAACCTAGCTACAGCCAACACCAAATATGATACTGAACACCAGACCGTACTACAGGAGCGGGCCGCCAAGGAGACGGCTGAGAAGGACAGCAGGGAGAGTGCCACCCTCAAAGCGAAGGTGGAAGAGCTAACAACCAAAGTGGCCGACCTTACTAAGGTTGGTGGTGAGCATGCAAATAAGCTCACCGAACAGACCCGCTCTAGGCTTATCACCGGATACAAGATAGATGCGGAGAAGATAAAGGATATGGCTCTTGAAGATTTGGAAAGGACTGAAGCAAATCTTATTCTGGTAGGTGCAAAACCTACACCAGCTAATTATGATGGGAAGGGAGCAGGAGGAGAAGGAAGTCCCCAAAGCCTGGAGGGTAAGAGCCCACTAGCTCTTGCCGTGATGGGTTATGAGGAATCTAACAAGAGCAAGAAATAAGGAGGATTAACTAATGGCTGGAGAATTTACTCTAGTTGAGTTATCTAAAATTGAGACCGATACTTTAAGGAAGTCGGTCATAGATACCCTGTTGATGGAATCCAACATAATGCAGATAGTGCCGTGGGAAACCATTGGTGCCTTAGCTACAACTATAGTCAGGATGGGTACCCTGCCCAGTGTAGGTTTCCGTAAAATTAACGAGGGCTATGCGATTGGTACAGCGGCTCTGGAGCAGAAGGTTGAGAATATCTCCCTGATGGGCGCCTACTTTGACACCGATAAAGCCATCGCCAGGGCAAAGAATACTATTGCCAATGCAAGGGCAATCACCCAGCTCATGATGACCAAGGCTATTGCCTACAAGTTCAACGACAAGTTTATCAATGGTAATCCGGAGAGTGACCCTGAGGAATTCAAGGGAATGAAAGAAAGGGTCAACGACATCTATGACGAGGGCTACACCGGCCAAATGGTTGCCTGTGTCAATGTTAGCACTGGTGCCAATACTGGTTTCCTATACAACGATACAGCCGGACATGAGTTCCTAAATAACTTTGATAAGGGAATTTATGGTGTCAAGGGACACAACCCTGATTTTGCATTGATGAACTCCAAATCACTTCTGGCTATTCGGGCACTCCTAAGGAGACTGAAGTTGCTGGATAACACCAAGGACATGTTTGACCGGGTGATTGATATGTACCAGAATGTTGCCATGGTTGACATTGGTGTGAAGGCCGACCAGTCTACCGAGATTATCCTGAATAGCGAAACCGCTGCTGGTGCGGCAACTGGTGATGACCTTACCTCCATCTACCTTGTGAAGTTTGGTATTGGTGAGTTTGTCTGGGGTCTCCAGGAGTATCCGATGGAAGTTACTGATAAGGGTGAACTGGAAGACAAACCAATCTACCGCACCGAGATGGACTGGCCGGTAGGTCTAGCAAATGCTGACCCGTATTCCATAGTTCGTATGCATGGTGTAACACCTAATTCGGATGCGAGTTAAGGGTGGTGGATGAAATGCGTAAAGGAGGAAGATAAATGCCTTATGATGCAAACCTAGTTTTACGAGGAAAGTACGGTGCTACCGTGGCTGCGGCAGCGTATGTGGACTTAGACTCCAGTGATGCTGCGGCTACGGGTCTTGCAGTTGCCTCCACCGTTTCCTTTAATGATGACGGCAACAGTGTGGTTGATTTGGGTGACCACGGTACTGGACCACTTGGCATGGACTGTATAATAATCCAACATGACCAGGCTACATCCTACACAAATTATGCCGATTATGTGATTGAGGATTCAGACCACCTAGCTGGTGGTTGGCAGTCCTTACTTACATTCCCACGGGTATATGCTTACATAATAGAGCTAACCCTTACCTGCACTACAGCTTATGTTCCATCAACCGATATTGGCCAGGTAGCCACAGAGACTTCTGATGTTGGAGTAATCCGTGCAATTAGCCGGAAACTGCTAACTGTTGGTGGAATTGGTAAGCTATTTGTAGAAATGCAGGGTTCTGGAGACCTCTATGACACCGCCGACCAAGCGGTAACAACCACAACTGGAACTGGTGCAGGTACCATGATTGGTGTAGGCAGAGTTCCTAACTGGTCGTCTGGCGGATTGACTATGGTTCGTAGGTTCTCCACACCCAAACGATACATCAGACTTGGTGCTGATGCTCCTAATGGTGGGAACTTTGGTGACGTAGATGTCCTGGTCACCGGCTCCCAACACAATCATGTCAATAACCTATACAGATAAGGAGGAATAAAATGCCTTTTGACGCTAATTTAGTTTTAGCCGATACAACCGCTGATTGGACTTATGCCAACCTTGTCACTCCCAATACCTATGGCACTCCAACCAGCACAACCAAAAATGCTGGAGGCTTCGTAGTCATTGATACCTTGGCATTGGGTGGACTAGCAGCCAAGGGTATGTGTGCGGTATTTATTGCGGACGAAACAGCCAACGCTGCTGGTGACGCACTTACCCTAATAATTGAGGGTAGCGATGCCTCAGACTTTTCATCTGGACTAGAAGCTCTAGCAGCCTTTGGTGTGGACGGTGCAGTTGGCTCAGGTATCATAGACGGTGATGAGACACCATGTACCATAGTGAGGCTCTTCTCAACCAACAGACGGTACATCCGATGCAAAGCCACTGTCACTTCCGATGATGACTTCCACACTTGTCAAGTATTCTTGGCTCCATGGGGATATGTAACACTATAAAGGAGGAGGATTAACATGGCTCAGAATATTGAAGCCCTGACTGTAGCCAATGACGGCTACCTAACTGTCCGAACCAATGCTGGTCCTCCTACCAAGTTCCCTGTGATAGGTAGTGTTGCTTATGCCACCACTTTCTCTGCTGGCATAGTGGTTAGTGGAGGTACTACTGGTGTAGCAATTAGTGGTACCACTACTGGCCTTACTTCTACTGACCCAATCACAGTAACCCTGACTGGTGAGACTTCCTCACATATAGGAATCACATCCACAATAGCCGCCTCTGCAACATACACAGGTTGGGCATTAGGGGTCTTTGGTACCACCACTCTATCAGGAACATTAGGTACTGTAGGCCAGGCTGCTGGTGGTATATTTGAATTAAACCTGGCGGCAGGCTTTGCTGGTGCCACATCTGGACTACTCGTTGGTGCTATGATTGGTGCCTACGCAAACGCTACTAGCGGTGAGTTACCTACAGCAGGTTTATGGATTGAGGCAATAGCTGGAGCAACTGTGAGCCTAAAGGCAAGTGGTGCCAACACAGATATGCCTTTGCTTGCCTTAGTCACAAGTGGTGGAGGTGGTGTAGGAGGGAACATGGCCAGCCTTGCCATAGAATTTGGTTCAGAGATAGCTGGCAAGACAGTTGGAGTCCTTACTGGTGAGATGTACTACCACCAAACAATACAATGTAAAGCAAATGGTGAGCTAGTATATATGCCTTTATCTACAACAGAGGGTACCTATACCACAGCCTATCCAATTATTACTTCATACAATGGTGACCCTTCAATATCAATAGGCACGGCTGCTCTTCCACTAACCACAGCAACAACTGGTATGTCTGCTCTGAAGATTTGGAGTGATACTACCATTGATGACACTGAGTATCATGTTCCCCTGTGGGTTACTTCAATCCTAAAAAAGACTGGCGGAGGCACTATCTACGGAATCAGGGCACATACTGAACTCGGAGCTACTTTTGAAGCAGACGCATCTGGAACTCTTGTCGGTGTGCATGGAAGAGTCAGAAACCAGGGTACGTTGAGTAACTCTGGCACAATAATGGCTGGTGTGATGGGACAAGTTTTACATGGGACAGGCACCCACACCACAGTTTCTCATATTGCCTCCCTTTGGGCTGATAACCAATTAAGGAGTGATGGTATCGCAGGTCAGCATGAGTTACTCTATATGACCAATAATAATTCTGGTGCTGGTGTTAGAACGATAGGTCAGGCAATATTCCTGTATGGACCCTATGTAACGAACTTTGTCAACTTTAATGGTTGCCAGACTGGTGGAATGGTGGTTGATGGTGCTGGGGATGCTGAAGCTAGGACTGGTAGGATTATGATTAACGTTAATGGAGATACAAGGTATCTCTACTACTATGATTAAGAAGGAAGATAGAGTGAAAAGAATAAAAACAAAACCACAACCAGGTGGAAAAGGTGGTGGAATATCACCAAAGAAAAAGGAGAAGTAATGAAACTTTCAAATGGTGAAGTCTTTTCAGCGTGGGATGGACTAGACAAAATAATGCAGGAGAAGCTACCTGTCAAGGTTAGCATGGGTCTAGCCAAAGTACGTACAGCCCTGTTCCCTGCATACAAGGAGATTTCTGAAGTCCGTGACTCCCTAATCAAGGTACATGGTGATGACCAACCCAACGGACAAAAGGGACTAACTGGTCCCAACAATCCAGATAAGAAACCTGTATCACCTGGATGGGATGCCTTCGTTGAAGCACATGGTATCCTAATGAATACCGAGAGGACTGAGGACTTCACCAT